CAAAGGTGAGATCAAGGTCGTTTAAACTTCAAAATTGAAGTTCAGGAGGCTTTAAATGTCTAATACACTTACGAATGTAATTCCTCAACTGTTAGCTCAGGGCTTGTTAGCTCTGCGAGAATTTTCTATTATGCCTCGACTTGTTAACAGAAACTATGATCTTATGGCGTCTCAGCAAGGCGCTACCATTACTATTCCGATTCCTTCTGCTGTAGCGGTTCAGTCTGTAACTGCTGCTGCAACTCCGGCTACCAACACGCAACTTTCTCCGACTTATGCATCAATTGAGATGAGTTCCTGGGAAGAGGCTCCGTTTACTCTGTCTGACAAAGAGTTGATGGAAGCCATGACTGGTACAATCCCCATGCAGGCGTCTGAAGCAATCAAAGCTTTGGCAAACAAAGTGGACGGCGATATTATGGGTCTGTATAAAAAGGTCTATGGTACTGCTGGTACTGCGGCTCAGACTCCGTTTGCATCAACGATTGCTGATGCTACTTCAGTCCGTAAAGTTTTGAATAACCAACTTGCGGCGCTGAATGACAGACGCATGGTTATAGACGCAGACGCAGAAGCAAATGCCCTCTCTTTGCAGGCATTTTATGACATGTCCATGTCCGGATCTGCTCAGGGTTTGATTGAAGGCCAAATTAACCGGAAACTTGGTTTTGACTGGTTTATGAGCCAGAATATTCCGTCACACACCTGTGGAACTCGTGGTGCAACTGCATATGCAATCAATTTTGCAACTTGTACAGTTGGTATGACTCAGTGTGCAATTGATACTGGTACTGGAACAATCACTGAAGGTGAAATTTTCACAGTTGCTGGTGATTCTCAAACCTATACTACGCTGTCTGGTTGTACCACTACTTTGCTGAAATTTTCTCCTGCATCTAAGGTTGCATGGGATAATAGTGCAGTGATCACATTTAAGGGCGCTGCAAGTTCAACGTATACTAACAATCTTGGATTCCATCGTGATGCATTTGCCTTTGTTACAAGACCGCTTGCTGATAACACCGATGGTCTTGGGAATATGATTCAGGCTGCTGTCGATCCGATCTCTGGTCTCACCTTGCGGTTAGAAGTGTCTCGTGAGCACAAGCGGACTCGGTTCTCTTACGATATCCTGTACGGATTTGCATGTGTACGTCCTGAATTGGCTTGTCGTTTGCTTGGTTGATCCTCGTCGTCGTCATAATTAACCCTTAGCCACTCTTCTGATAGTATTCGCGGCTATCAGAAGAGTAACGAAGCGTTAATTAATTTAAAAATAGGAGATCGTAATGCAAGTTCCTACAGTTAAAATAAAACATCTCAATGGTTGCTTAGTTATCAACCAATCTGATTATAATGAAAACATTCATGAACTCTATGAAGATTGGGTAACTAAGGATACAAAAGAGTATATTCCACCTCATAGCCAAAATTTTCAGAATAAGTTTGAACTCATCAATTATGCACAAAATAAGTTTGGTGTTACGCTTGATAAACGCAAAACATTCACAAATCTTCTGAAAGTTATTGAAGACTTAGAAAAACTTCAGGGAGTTTAACTAATGGCTATAACGCTTATTGCAACTCCTGGTGCTGATAATGCTAATACGTACTCAACATTAGCTGAAGCTGAATCGTATCATGAAACAAGACTTCATAATGATGATTGGGCATCAGCAGTAACTGGAGATAAGAATAAGGCATTAGCATGGGCAACACGTTTGTTGGATGATCTTGTCGAATGGTTTGGATCTAAAACCGATGTCTATCAACCTCTCAGGTTCCCGCGTTACAATTTGGTGGATACAGATGGTCAAATATTTGATTCATCGACTATTCCGCAATTCTTGAAAAATGCCACAGCCGAATATGCCATGCATCTAATTATTGGAGATCGAGTCAAAGAGACAGATCTTAAGGGCTATCAATCCATTAAAGTCGCATCGATTCGGATCACACCCGATAAGTACGACAATCCGGCATTCATCCCACCCAGTGTCTGGGAGATGATTAAGGATTATGGTGTCAGAAAGAATTCCACATCATTTCGTGGCTTAAGTCGAGCATAACTTATGGGCCTAATTTTAAAGAATCTTAACATATCATTAACATTTTTAATGGTTTAGACATGGGCATAAAAACCGTTCTTCAAAACATAATGCCTAAGATTATAACAGTTTTAGGTGATTTGGCATTCACCGGAACTTACCATTCAACGGGTACACTGGTTTACAATCCGGCAACTGGTACCAAGACCGAAACGGGTGGGTCAAATATAACCATTACCGGTGTCATGTCAGACTACAATCAGGATGAAGTGGATCATCAGGCAGTTAAAATTACTGACAAGAAGTTTTTAATTCCATCTGCAACTTTAGGCGTTGAACCAAAGATGACAGATACAATAACCATCAGTTCAATAACTTATAATGTCATATCCAAGCGTGTCGATCCTGCGGAGGCCATGTGGGTAATCCAAGGAAGAGTTTAATTGACTTCAAAAAAGAGATTACCCAGGAGCTTTTTCAACTAAAGAAAAAAACGGTTCATATTGCTGCCAATTCAATGTTGAGGCATGTGCCAAAACCATTAGGTCAATATATCAGTTATGAGGTTGGAGAAGAAGGATATCGATCATCTGGTGAATTTGCATTGTCAGTTAATTTTTATGTAAGTAATACTCCTGGTAATTTATTTAATAATGATGCGCATAATAGTTTAGCTGATAACATCAAGGGTTTGTATCAAGCACTCTATGAAGAATATAAGCAAATTTCCGCATCGCATCGATATAGTATTGAGGAGTTGGGTCAATCACGAGGTGATTATATTCAGGAAATAATGAATTCTGTGTATCAACTTGAAGCTGAATTAATATCAAAATCAGCTTCTATGAAACTTATTATTTCAAAACATTTTGAAAGACAATATCAACAAACAATACAAAAGTTAAAAGATAAACCATTTGACTCAGTGTTTATTACACAAGACCGAAACCTATACTATACAGATGATATAGAAATATCTGGATGGAAGCGCATAGAAGCATATAAACCATTCAGACATACAATTTTTAAAATGCTTGACCATATTAGAAGTACAGCAACAATTTCTAATTAGGATTACAAATGACAACTTATTCATCTGAACGAACAATCATAGAATCTCGCTTTAATACTTTATTTACATCAACGCCAATCAAATGGGAAAATGTTGATTACAATCCAACACCCGGTACATCGTTTGTTGAATTGATCATTGATACGGATAACACCGAACAGATTGAGATCACATCCAATCCAACTTATCGAACAGATGGATCAATTGTGTGTATCGTGTATACGCCGGTCAATGCCGGATCAAGTGTATCACGTACAATCTTAGATTCAATCAGATCCATCTTTGTGGGTCAGACGTTTAGTGGCATCACTTGTCGGAATGCCATGGTAGGTAAAGCGGGTATTAAGGATGAATGGTATCGGACATTGATTAATATTGAGTTCTTTTATGATTCACGTTTAGCATAGGAGTAATTTAATGAGTTGTTTTATTGGTGGTATTGTTACAGGTGTTTTTATATAGATATTTATTGCATATTGGTTTGCATAATTTACAAAATAGTGATAAAGTTAAAATTAAGTGGGATAGATCAGGCCGTACACCTGATTGAAAAGGTCGCCTCTACCTTCCCACTTTCTTAATTCTTTAGAGGCTAACCGCATAAAATTAGAGGTGTCAAATGAGTAACATTGTTGAATTCGCATTTGAAGGTAAAAACGTTCGTATTACAGATCAGAATGGTGAGAATTGGTTTGTTCTTAGGGATGTTTTGGCTGCTATGAATTCTAAGACAATAAGACAAGAGGCTGTAGAATCAATTGAAGATGGACTTGGGACGGGGGCAGTCAATACCATCCCCCTTCAGACAGCAGGTGGAATTCAGAATACGTTAATTATTTCAGAACCAGCAGTGACCTATTTGCTTTCTCGCTCAAACACTGAAGAGGGAAAACGTCTTAATAAATGGATTCATACAGAAGTTCTTCCGTCTATCCGCAAGATTGGTTCATATTCAGTTAATCAACAAAAACAAATCTCACACGATTACTTATCAAAAGAATTTAAAATTGCTATGGAATTTGTTGAGATGCTTGGATTAGATAAAAACCAAGCAATATTTTCAGCAAATCATTCATTGAAACAATTTTATAATATTGATTATCTTTCAAACTTAAATATCACCCATCTAATTTCACCAACACAACAGCAATTTATAACACCAACAGAACTCGGTTCTCAGATTAATCTATCAGCCAAGACAATCAACCAAAAACTTGAAGCTCTTGGTTTTCAAACAGCAACTCGTAATCATAAGAATAGACTCACTTGGTTAATTACAGAACTTGGTAAACAATATGCTCAACTCTTAGATACAAATAAGAAGCATTCTGATGGTACACCGGTTATGCAGATTAAATGGGATCATAAAGTTATGGAGTTTATAAAATGATAAGAGAATTCATTGAAAAACTCTTTAATATTAAAATTCTTCATAATCAAGAATATGATCTTTTAATCAAAATGATTAAAGATGCTTATCCTATGATTAAGAATATTGAGTTTAAATGATCTTCTATTCACAACCCTACGATACCAATAAGGACATCGGTTCATATTACAACAAGTTCATGAACCTAATTCCGGATAACGCTACAGCATGCTTCACTGATGGCGATACAATCTTTACGACATCTGATTATGGTCACAGGCTTCAACTTTATCTGGATCTATACACCGAATGTGGCCTATTCACCTGTAAAACCAATCGGGTAAAGTGCCAGCACCAGTTGGCTTATAACTGGAATTCCGAACACATGGCCAATCATAGAGAGTTCGCGCAGACGTTAAAGTCAGACTTCTCGATAACAGATATTACCAATGAGCAGCTTTTTTCAGGTGTCATGATTTTAATCAGAAAACAAACTTGGAAAAAGATTGGTCCATTTAAGTCTGGTATCTTAGGCGTTGATAACGATATTCATATTAAAGCACGTAATAATCACGAGCCGGTCTATCTCATGAACGGGATTTATCTCTATCACTGGTATCGCGGTGGTCATACAGAAAGCACATCTCATCTTAAATGAAAAAAATCATCTTCACAGCAAACATCAATAATTATGACATACCTGAAATCCCTACCATCCCACTTGGTTGGGATTTTTTATTGTTCACCGAATCAAAATTAAATACAGATCCGCAGCGTCAAGCACG